AAATGTATATAAGAAACGTTGTTTATAGTATAATTTCTATGTATATCATAGGTATTTCTATATATTTTTTATATATATTATTATGTGTTTTATACAAAGAACATAGATTTAATGTTGTTAATAAAAAAGCCCTATAGGATTGCTCCTACAGGGCTGTAATATATGTCTATATAATTTATTTATTTTTATATTCTTACATACTTATCTATGATATATCTATACATCTTTAAACCGTCAACGTCAGATATCTTTTTGCCGAAAAACGATATAAGGCTATTGACTATGACATCGTTGAATCTTTGCCTGTATGAATCATACTGGTTCTTATCATACTCATCAATACCATAATCACTTAACAGTGTTATTCTCCTTATCTTCTCTACACGCTCATAACCGTCGAACATGTTTGAGATGAATAATATCATATCGTTATACAATCCCTTGTCCACGACATCTGGTAAAGCATTTAATTTATTATTTTTAATATACGTCTCCATATATCTGTTCCACATATCAAGATAGCTATCCATATATTCGAATTTCTTATTTACGGTATCGCTATACGCTATGATTCCATAGTCAAATGTAATACCTTCAATCTTATCTATCTTATGGTATATCAGTGAACGTCTCTTCTCTATTATCTTCTTGTTGATATCTTTCCAAGCGTTATCGAACTTGCTCGTAAGAGCGTCATGCTCATCTATCTTATCTGAGTTGTCTATATTGTTGTTCTGCAATATATCTCTGAAATCAGCGGGAGCATCATAGAACCTGTCACCATATAATCCGAAATATTTGCTTATCTCGTTGTTGGAGAAGTAAATCTGATATAGATTAGTCTGATGGTTGTATATGTTCCTGTTCAGTTCCCTACGTATAAACAAGGCGAACAGATAATCAAATTCTTCTTTAAGTTTCTCCTTGGCACCGGAACCCAATCTTGCTCCACCGTTATATTTCCTACCGTCATTGATACAGTATAGCTCATGATGTATATTGATTATCTTATATGTCTGTTTCGTAGGATTCTCCCAACTGAAAGACTCTCTCCAACGATTTAACTGATTTATCTTAGCTTGTCCCGTCTTGCATTTTTCATTGAATAGAGAGCATAGTTCTTTATATTTATATGTGTCACCTATTCTTAGAATGTTTTCTAAGTCTATTCTCGAAATATTTTTCGAGTTTATTCTCGAAACTTGTTCTATGTCTAAGATGTTTTCAGTATCTATGTTCTTCATAAATTTACTTATGTCCTTCATCAAGTCATTCATTTTCTAAAAATTGATAAATACATATAACTTATAGCGTTCGCTTCGCTCACGTTGTTTGTCGTTTTAAATTTTATTGAATAATTTTTATGACAGTAAAAGTTGTCGAATTGATTTTTACCTAATAATAATATATATAGGGTTTTTTCAATTCGACAACTTTTTGAGATACTAATTTAGTAGTTTTCAAAAAGTTATTCTTGTCCAGTCAATCATGATAGAAAATTTAATCGGTTATTTTCAATCTTTCGGTATGCTTCTCAAGATTTGCCATACCCTTCTCATTGTTCAGAACAAGATATCTCTGTTTGGTTGTTTTGCCGTTTCCAGATAGATAGGATATCTTCTGTGTAACCAATTCTTTTTTCTTCAATTTCGATATGGATGCTTTGATGGCATACAAGGTTTCACCGAACATCTTAGAGAACTCATCATTGGTCAGCTTGCAGCAGCGGCCATGTGTTGTCTCTTCTTCTATACGTGATAGGATAAGGATATCCAATGGCTTGAGTCCGGTGTTGAAATACTCTCTATTAACCCACATGTACTTCCTTGGTATATTAGGCATATCGTTATCTCCAATCTTAGTGTGTTTTGTTTTTAGCGTGATTATATCGCTTTAGCGTAATTATATCATATGGTTACTGAATATGTGTTTAACAATTATTGGTGGTATCTATATTACCCAAAAATACATAAATATTTCATGGCATCATATAATTGTGTAGAAATTGTGAAAGAAATTTTCACATGTTTAAACGTTCTCATATTATGGTATAATAAAACAGTCTTGTAATAAGGGTTATCTGATTTATTATAAGATAATCTTGTTTATTATAACAGATAAGGTTATATCTTGGCAGTTGAAACTGATAGGGTTATATGTTCGAGGGGGATGAAGTTATTGCTAGATAAACAGATAAACGTTTTTGCTTTAGATACGTCTGATTTCTACAGCAATAGAGAGAAGTATTTGCATTCTATCAACCATAAGATTCGTTCTGAAAGAAACAAGCTTATAAATGGTGGTAAAATTGGCAAGAGAAATATTGTTGGAATCAAGGAGCTTGAAAGGAATCTTGAGGGATATGGCATCGAAAAAGAAGCGCTCAAACGTATTGCTGATGGTGATTATGATTTTTCTGTTCACGGTGATGATGCTGATGTTGTACGCGGTATCTACAATGACTATATAAATAAAAAGGAACTCATATCGCAGAAGAACAAGAAGGCAAAGGAAACAAAAGACGCTTTGCTGAAGCTGTTAGAGAACAAGGTTGATGCGAACATTATGTCTTATTCACAACATCATATACGTGAGCTTCGTGACGATGCCGTATCTGATAATAAAATCATATCAGTATTCGATTCTTATTTCACCCGTACCATCGGTGCGAAGCCGAATGAGTTCTCAGATGATTTCATGATTATCAAGGTGTTTTATTTCTCTGTTCTTAAAGACTTGATTTACAACGGATTTATGTATAAGGGAGAAAAGTATATATATTTTACATCAAGTGCTGGACAGATTAGAACCAAGAAATGCGTGTTCGTCAAGGAATCTGTGTGGAAGAAATATGAGAAGTCTATCATGTGCGGGCTTACCCTAGACGATATCAACGCAAAAGGAGGCAACAATCCTAACAAGCATCTTGCTTATCTCGCTCTTGCGAATTCCGCTACAGATGTATGGGAGGAATTCGATATCGATAAGACTATTGTGATTGATGACTTTGAGACTGAGGTATATGGAACGTTTGATTTTGTGAGCGATGTCGATTATACGATTACACGCGAGCATGGACATAAACCGATTACCCATACAGATGGTGCCGGTATGATGTTACCAAATGCATTCGGTGTACCGCAGAAGAACAAGATGGTACGTATACCGTGGATTAAAGGTTTGCTCGGTGTATTTGATTTTAAGAAGTTCATTGAATATCATGGATGCTCCCCCATCATAAAGGATATTTACGGGGTAGAGCATGATGTGATTGCCGAGAATATTCAGGTCATTTTCACGAAGTCGCAGTTTAAGCTTTGGAAATACTATTCTAACTGGAACAAATACAAAGAGAAGTATAAGAGATATAATTGCACGGCTGGTGTTGCGAATATCGAGGAAGACAGAATCAAGAATGCCACAATCAATTATCAGATGTTGCAGAGCTTGACGGATATCACAGATGAAGAGATTCTTGAGATTGCTTCGAAGTCTGTAGATAAACTCAACAACATATGTTCATCCGTAGATAATATCAAAAGCATTTTTGATATTACGCCGTACAATATGAACAAGAGTGTATTTCAGAAATGCGTTGAATTGTATCCGAACTTGTTGAACGATGAATATGCGAAGTATCAGATTAGGAAGATTAAAGACAGCATCGTTAAGAAATGTAAAGCTGGAAAGCTTGATGTAAACGGTAAATACACATTCATCTTGCCTGATTTCTATGCGGCATGTGAATATTGGTTTTTAGGAATCGATTCACCCAATGGTCTGCTTGATAATGGAGAAGTATTTTGCTGGCTATTTAGAAAGAGCGAAGAAGTCGATTGTCTGCGTAGCCCTCATTTGTTTTTGGAGCATGCGATAAGAAAGAATAAAGCATACAATGGATGTGACGATAGAGATTGGAAACGTGAATGGTTTATCACTGATGCTGTATATACAAGTTGCAAGGATATGATTAGTAGAATTTTACAGTAAACGTGCCTGCTGTACCATATGGAAACATAGGGATATCAAACTTCGTGAACACAGAAATCTGGGGTGTGTGGTTCACATATTGGAATCGTAGGAAATGACGATTTGGAGCCATGCTAACAGGGGAAACCATAATGGCAATCCTGTGGGAAGTTATCGAGTGTTTAATATTTAGTGTGTGCAAAGACACGGACTCAATGCACACAGTATCCATGTTGCCTTGCAAAAGAAAGATTATTTTAAGGATTGGAAATTTACACTCGATAAAACCTTAAACGACTATCGAAAGGATAGCATCTGCCTAAGTCAAATAGATAAGGTTAGATGCGAATAACCGAGTAGAGTACATTTGCGGTGCAATTCCGCATTTGGAAGTGCGAAGCACCTAAGTTCGAAAGAATATGGTGAAGATATAGTCTAGCCTAGAAATTATATTGTTATATTTCTAGGTCGTTGATGTTGATGGAGATAAATCGCTAGTTGTATCAGACAAAACGTTAATCGATGTTGCTAAGCGTAATATTGAGAAGTTCAATATTGTTCCTTTATATTATGATATGAAAAAAGCGCATGCTGTTCAATTGAGCAATGAATCTATTTATAATGGATTGAATGCTGCATTTGTTGGTGGTAATATCGGGATTTACAGTAACAATATTTCAAAGATTTGGAATAGCGATATATTTATCAGTGGTAACATATATGAACAAAAAGAGGCGATTGATTTAATTAGGATATTATGCATGGAAAACAATTATGTTATCGATTAAATTCTAGTCGCTACATGTGGTGACACATGTAGAAAAGCTGGTGAACCCAGAAATCTGGGGTGTGCAGTTCACATATTGGAATCGTAGGAAATGACGATTTGGAACTGTGCTAACTGGGAAACTCTAAGTGGTTTATAAACCATATGACAATCCAGTGCCAAGCCTCGTATTTTACGAGGAAGGTCAAACGGCCATTCTGAAAGGAAGTAGGTTTCGGGTGAGATTCCCGTTACCGAAGTGCCAGCTAAGCACAATTAACACATTAAAGTATAAAGTGGCGTAAAACAAATAGAAAGGAGGAAAATGATAAAAGATTATTTTGAGAGAATTGATACGGAAGCTAAGGCATATTGGCTTGGTTTTTTATATGCAGACGGATGCGTTTCACAAGATTTAAAAAGTGTCGTATTAGAGTTATCTTCTGTTGATGAAGACCATGTATATAAATTTGCCAATGCTATAGGCAGTAATCATAAAGTTTCTGCGCATGGAAAAAATAAAAATTTTACTCGTATTGTCGTTTCGTGTAAGCAAATGGGAATAGATTTATACAATCATGGATGTGTTCCTAGAAAATCAATGATATTAGAATTTCCAAAAGACAATATAGTTCCAGAAGGTTTAATATATCATTTTATTAGAGGATATTTTGACGGAGACGGATGTCTGTCTCATAGCTCTGGAATGCGAAAGAGAAATGATAGAAATGAGAATAAGTTGTATCCGTATGATAAATGGTTTTTAAAATTTGTTGGCACAGAATCTATGTTAAATGGAATAGCACATTATATGGATATGTCCAATAAGCTATATAGGCCAACAGACAACAAAAATCATTATTCGTTAAAATGCGGAGGAAAGATTCTCGTTAAAAATAAAATGGATAAGATATATGAAAACGCCACGATATATCTTGACAGAAAATACGATAAATATATTGAACTGTGTAATAATTGTGCTTAATGATATGGTCTACTCCCCTACTGAAATATCGGGAAACCGAGGGTATAAAGGTATGCTAAAACCCTGTATAAACCAGTGCGCCCAGATGAAATAAACAGCAAGATAAATTCATTCACAAACAATCCCCTCCCCCATTTTTTCAAGTATGCAAAAGATAAGAAAGAGTATCAGGTTGTTCCTGCAAATCTTAGTTTTGTAAATAAGCTTGAGAATATCATTATCAATCCGAGAATGAATTTCAAAAAGTTTGGACTTGGGGAAATCGATTATCGATTATTGATGCATAACCCAGATATCGATGTGAATATGTCATTTGCGAAGAACGGGAGGATTGTCGAAGAAGAGACAGACCCTGTTATTGTTGAGTATAGTAAGTTTGAGCGTAAGCACTATCTGGCAATCGACCAAGCTGTCAATTCCTCTAAAAACAATAAAAGCGAAGCTTACATTAGGGCGCAGGCTAAGCTGTCTAATATCTCAGATGAGTTTAAAAACGCAATGTCTCGATTTGGTAAAGATGATTATGAGATAACCGATATTCTTGTTAAGTATCTGTATGGAACAAACAAAAAAAATAAGACTGCTCTTTGGCTTTGCTATGGTGACATTATTTATGAGAACCTATCTGGTAGGATTAACAAGAAAACAAAGGAGGTTCAGTGTGTTGATTGCGGCGAGTGGTTTGAAGTAAGTGTTTTTGATTCTGCTACTTGTCGTTGTAAGGACTGTGCAGAAGAACATAAGCGCGAACTTGCTAGAATTCGTAAGCAAAATCAACGTAAAAAAATAAAATGTCACGCGACCCTTTAATATAAATAAACAACATATAATTAAGGTTATATATCATTTTTATTAAAATAAATAAACAACATAGAAATGAGGCTGTTTGAAAGCTTTAAAAATATTGACATATGGAAGACATACAAAATATTAAGTTTTTCGCAGCCTCCTTTAATTTTATTTGGAGGTATTCGAATGGATAAAAATAAAACCGTATATACGAAAGCGCAAATCATCAAGATGGTTGCCCGTTCTGCTCGAATCAGAACGAGTCTTGTCAAAAAAGTGTATGAAGAATTAGAGAATGAGATTGTGCAACTTCTTGCAACGGCAACCAAAGATAATGATATAAGCTTACGTTTGTTTGAAGGTATTTCCATTGATAGTGAGTTTCTGCCGCCTAAAGAGAAAATAAATAATCTTACCGGTGAAACCATTACAACTCTTGAGAAGATTAAAGCCAAAGCCAATATTACTCGTTATTATTGTGAGAAGCTGCTACGGCATAAAGATTCAGAAGAGTAATTTTATATCGGTATATCCGGTCACATTGTTGGCTGTATATATAGGTTCTTGTAAAAGAACCGTTTGTTCTTTGCGTGTTCATATTCTTACACCTTTCTTAGCTCTGCTGCTGCGGCTATTTATTATCGAATAGTCGTAGCAGCCCCTTTGAGCTTGATATCGGATACGCAAAAGAATATGTTCGTTTACTTTTATAAAGAACAATAAGTTTCTGTTTTGCGATGTTTCGCATTTTATTTTAATAGGTCGGATTAGTTTAAACAAAACAACCGGCAATATACAAAGAAAGGCTTGGAAGATGCCTGTGAAAAACGGGTGTCTGACCTATTAAGCCACTTTTAGAGCTGAGGTGGTGTATGAATTGGATTTAAAGAAGCAAGAAAATGAGAATGATGAACAGTTTATTTGGAGAATATGTCAATATAAAGACTCTGGTTTATTGGACGTTGGTTGGGATGAAGTTGCAGGCATATTGAATAAAGAGCTGGGTCTTGAAGATTCGCCGCTCACTGAAGCCACTTTTAGAAAACCTTATCAGCAAGCAAAGAGATTTTATGATGCTGGCGTATTCAATGCCGATGCAGAAGATACATATCTATCAGAACTTCGTTTTCAAAAGCAAGAGCTTGAAAAAGAAAAGGTCAAGGTTAGAGATGAACGTAATGAATTAAGGCGAATGCTTCGCGAGGAAGCGCGTAAGGAAAGCTTTAAAGACCAGATTATTAGGTCTATACGTGAATGCGATGTAGAAACTTTAGATTATAATGAAAATAAAAAGATTGATACTGCTATAGATAGCGATAATGATTTAATTGTTACCCTTAGCGACCTTCATACAGGTATCAATGTAGACAACTTTTATAATACATTTAATGAAAATGTTCTTAGGCAACGCTTGAATTCATATTTAGATAAGATTTTTAAAATACAAGCACGTCATAATTCTGAGAATGCAACTGTTGTTGTTGGTGAAATCATTTCTGGATTAATTCATACAACGTTAAGAATTGAAAATAATCAAAATGTTATCGAGCAATTTTTAACAGCTATTAATTATATATCAGAATTTTTGATGGAGCTTAGCTATAGGTTTAAGCATGTCGCTGTATTTGTTTGTCCCGGCAATCATTCGCGTGTTATTGCAGACAAGGAATCTAATGGTAAAGGGGAAAATTTTGATAATCTCATTATTCCATTCTTAGAATCTAAACTGCAAAACTTCCCGAATATTAAATGCTATAAAAATGAAGTTGAAGAATCTGTTGCGATGTTTAATATTCGTGGACATATTGCTATGGCTTCTCACGGAGATAAAGATTCGCCTTCTAATGTGGTTCAAAAATTTACCATGATGTTCGGAGTTAAACCAGAAATTGTGATTTTGGGACATAGGCATACTAATGCTTTAGATACAGTATATGATTCAAAGGTATTAACGTGCGGATGTGTTTCGGGCGGAGATAATTACTGTTTAGATAAAAGGCTTCGAAATCGCCCCGAGCAAATTGTCGCTGTTATTAACGAAGACGATTGCTTAGATTGTTTTTATGATGTCAAATTTTAAATAAGATGGGTGTTTGAATGAGTTCGAAACTTTATTGTTGTTATTCTATTAATCTTAGAAATTTTTTAAATAATAACGGCTTAAAATATGAATTAGCAGCATTAAATCCTAATTCTAAAAAATTATTTTGGGTTTATATTAAAAATGACAAATTAAATAAATTATTAAATCAGTGGTCTATAAAATAAATAACCTGTTTTTGATTATTGTTATGTTTTTATGTAAAAATATTTGGAGGTATTATGGAACATAACTATAAAATTTATATGCATAAAAATAAGATTAATGGTAAAGTTTATATAGGACAAACGTCAAAAAGCCTAGACGAAAGATGTGGAAAAAATGGGTCGGGATATATTGGGTGTATAAGATTTTATAATGCTATACAAAAATATGGTTGGAATAATTTTGAACATGAAATTATTGAAGACAATATTTTAGATAGAGAGACTGCAAATAAAAAAGAGATTTTTTATATTAAATTATATAATTCTACAGACCCAAATTTTGGTTATAATCTTCAATCAGGAGGTTATATTTCTGGCGAATATATGTCGATAGAAGTACACCAATACTCTCTTGATGGATATTATATGAACACATACGACTCATTATTGGAAGCGTCAGATAAAACTTGAACACAGCAATCTGGCATTTCATCGTGTATTAATGATAAAAATAAAACTGCCGGAGGATATCGGTGGTCAACTGAGAAAGTTGAGTATCTTGGAGAATTAAAATACGATTATAATACGAAACATGTCTTTGCGTATGATTTTAATGGATATTTTGTTAAAGAATACGATAGTTCTCATATTGCTGCAATTAGTATTGGTGTGAAAAATGAAGCACATATCGTGTCTTGCTGTAATGGGAGTCGTACATATGCATATGGATATCAGTGGAGATATGAAAAATATGATAAGATTGAAAGCATATCGGTTCCAAAAGTCGGAATGGGTGTTTTTCAATTAAATACAGATGGTTCATTTATTGGGTTTTATGAATCTCTAAAAGATGCTGCAAATATTTTTGATAATACAAATAATAAGGCATATTGCTTTATTAATCATTGTTTAATGCATAAGTGCCAAACTGCATATGGATATATATGGATTTATGAAGACGAATATAAAAATTTTAATATAGATGATTATACTGAATATTTTAAACATGTATATTCAAAGTTAACCATTGATAGAGTGCGAGAAATTAAGATATTATTAAGAGACAATGATTTAACACAAAAAGAAATGCAACAACTTGCCGAACAATATAATACCAGTTTAAGTTCTCTTAATCATATTAAACATGGGAGAACATGGAAGCATGTTGTTGTTTAATTTATTAACGTTAAATTTTAAACAAAATATATATATGGCGGCATTGTTTACTCGGTGCCGCTTTTATTTGTTTTTTTTGGCTAAGAAAATGAAGGTATGAACTATATGAAGAAGTGGTGTTTATGGCGCATATTATGCCTCCAAAACCAGCCATAGCTAAACCTAGTCGCTTGACGTGTTCAAGGTGTGGAAGACAAATAGATATAAATGATTTATATAAATCCGAAAGTTCTTTTTTTAACACTTATAAAAAGGTTCCATTTTGTAAGGATTGTATAGATGACCTTTATCAAGAGTTTTACGAACGGTATTCTAAACAAGGATATAACATGCCTGAACGTAAAGCCGTTGAGCGTATATGTATGGTTTTGGATATTTATTTTAAAGAACTTTTTTTTCAGAGGGCTATGGCTCAATATGAGAAGGCCCCTGAGACTTCTTTGATTATGTTTTATATCAGAGAGTCAAGAACTGGTAGAAATTATAGAAAAACTTATGATGATACAGTGAAAGAACGATTCGAAGCATCAAAAGAAGAAAAAGAGATTAAATCTATTTATGATGACGATGACGCAGAGTTTGATATGCGTATCGAAAAGGGCAAAAAGATTTTCGGCCAAGGATATGAAAGAAGCGATTATATCTTTCTATATGACCAGTATAGTGATTGGACTGCGCGACATGAATGTGGTACCAAATCTCAAGAAGAACTTTTTAAGAATATCTGTTTAACGCAGCTTAGTCTTAATAAGGCACAGAAAACAAATAATGTATCTGAGATTAAACAATTAAATGATGCGTATATTAAGTTGCTAGATTCTGCAAAATTGCAGCCCAAGCAAAATGCCGGTGATACCACTGCTGAGAATCAGACTCTTGGTACGCTGATTGATAAATGGGAAAATACCCGTCCTGTTCCTGAAATCGATGAAGAACTTAAAGATGTTGACAAGATAGGTCTTTACATCGATGTATTCTTTCGTGGGCATCTTGCAAAGATGTTGAATATCAAGAATGCATTCTCTCATCTATATAATAAATTTATGGAAAAATATACCGTACGTAAACCGGAATATGCTGACGAAGAAGACAATGAAGCCTTGTTTGATGCAGTATTCGGAAGTACATCTATGGACGAAGAATCTTCTTATCGTGATGATGAGGGGGTGGTATAATGAGTACGCGAAAGCTATCTGAAAAAGAAATCGCCAACGAGAAGTCTAGGCGAATCATGGAGGGTGTCGCGTACTGGTAGGACTGCCTTTTACCGCAGCAATCCTCAAAGATTTGTTAAAGATTATTTAAATGTCAAACTTAAATTGTTTCAAAAGATATTGCTTTATGCGATGATGCATAACTATTATATACTTTACCTCGCGGCGAGAGGACAGGGCCAAACAACATTATTTTAATGTTGTTTTACCCGCTTAACCAGTAATGGTTTTGAATAAATAGTGCGGAATTAAGCGTGGAAGTCCTTCAATAATATTGGATAACACGAACCGAAGGTCAGATTTAAAAATTTGGTCAGGGGCAACGCATAGGTTCTGGAACTCACAAGAGAAGATAATGAATCCAAGAGGCCGCACCACCCTACTCTTTTAGAGGGGTGAAAATATATGCTGAACTACGTTCAATGATAAAGGCGTAGAAGGTTAGATAAAAAGCTAATCGATAACAAAAATTGAAGACATTCCTTACGGCGCTCTTTGCCGTAGTTAGATGCATCCTATATCCAAGAACGCAAATCGTCGTGGTATCAGGAACATTAAAACAAGCAAATGAAGTATTGGAAAAAATAGAAAATATCTTTATGAAGCAATATGGTTGGGGTTCTGAGAATCTTAAAGCAGAGATATCGGAATGTAAAATTGGTCAAAACGATAGTAGAATTGTATTTAGAAATGGTTCGTATATCAAGACCGCTACTGCTTCTGATAATGCTCGTGGTCGAAGGGCTAATGTGCTTATCATCGATGAATGTCGTTTAGTGAGTCTTGATGTAATCAATACGATTCTTAAGAAGTTTCTAACTGCTTCTCGTCAACCGGGATATCTGAGCAATCCTAAATATAAGCATTTGCAAGAGCGCAATAAAGAAATTTATATGAGTTCTGCATTTTATAAAGACCATTGGTTATTCGATAAGGCCAGAAGCTATTGTGTTAATATGCTTGATGATAAACGTAAATACTTTATTTGCGGTTTGCCTTATCAGGTTTCAATCAAAGAAGGATTGTTAGACCGTGGACAAATTGAAGACGAGATGTCTGAATCAACGTTTGACGAGATTAAGCAAACCATGGAAATGGATTGTTTGTTTTATGGAGATACGGATGATGCATTCTTTTCTTTTGATGATATCTCAGAAAGACGAAAACTTAAGAACCCAATGTACCCGCCGAGTATCATGGCGAATAAAACATATAAGATTCCAGACTTGAAAGAAAACGAACGAAGGATTCTTTCTGTAGATATTGCACTTATGGCATCCAAGAAACATAAAAACGACGCTAGTGCGATTATTATTAATGATGCTATACCGACAAGTGGTGGCAACTATATATCAAATATTATCTGGATGGAAAATCACGAAGGGTTAAATACCGATGAGCTTGCGTTGATAATTCGCAGGTTGTTTAGTGTGTATAAATGTACGGATTTATGCGTAGATACCGCAGGCGCTGGTCTAGGTGTTTATGACAAATTAATTCAAGATATGGTTGACCCTGAAACGGGAGAGCTTTATCCGGCGCTATCTTGCTGTAATGATAAAGATATGGCTGCAAGATGTAAAATCGAAAATGCTCCTAAAATTATCTGGTCAATTAAAGGCAATCCTTCTTTTAATAATGAGATTTGTATTCTGCTTCGAAATGGATTTAAAACAAATAAAATAAATCTGCTTGTCAATGAAGTTGAAGCAGAAGACGTTCTCGCTAAAAAGTTTAAAGGATTTAATAAAATGCCAGTGTATGAGCAGGTTAAATATCGTATGCCATATATTCAAACTTCTCTTCTAGTCACAGAACTTACAAAGCTAGAATACGAGGTTAAGGGTACTAACGTTAAAATAAAAGAACGTACAGGTATGAGAAAAGACCGGTACAGTTCTCTTGCTTATAACTATTGGGTTCAGTGTCAATTGGAACGAGAGATTCTTCGCAAACCTAAAGCTGAATTCAATATCAATGATTATGCAAAAAGAATAAAAAGATTAAATCATAAGCCGATTTCTTATTAGAGGGAGGTGAATAGATGCAAGATACTAAATATGTAGAAGCATATAGTGAAGATGCATATAATCGAGACGAAGTTAAATTTGATGCAGATATGAAATCTGGCAACGTCGATTTTAGTAACTTTAGGCGATTAATGGTACATGATATTCTAAACAATACTAAATTAATTGATACGGGGTATATCGGCCCTGTAAAATTAGAAGATGTACAAAAGGCTATGAGTCATCCACGTCATATGTGGAGAGTGTTGATGATTGCCAGCGAATACCTTATGACTATCAGTCCTCATTATTATCGTCTTAACAGTATGTTTGCAAACATGTCTTTGTTTTGTTGGTGGATAGACCTATATGATGTCAAGGATAATGCGAACATCCAGACGATTAAAAAGCAATACGGCACGCTAGCTGCTCGTCTTGAGAATATGAATCTTAAACATGAATTCTCTAAAATCATGAGAACACTTCCCTATCAAGACATTTTCTGTGGTTTAATTGTTGAAAGTTCAACTGATTTCTTTATACAAAAGCTAGACTTTAGAACTTGTAGGCTTTATCAGGTTCAAGATGGATTGTACAATTTTCAGATTGACCTCGGTAAAATAGTAGCAAAGGAAATCAATGCATACCCCGATTATGTTCAGGATGCGTATGTTAAATATATAAAAGGCGAACTTTCTTCGAATTGGTACCTCCCTCCTGCTGAAAAGCAGATTTGTATCAAGATGAATTCACAATGGACATATCCTTATCCTATGCTTATTGGTTTGCTTAAAGATATTCTTGATTTGGATACATATAAGAAGCTGAAACTACAATCGGCTCGAACCGATAATTATAAGGCTATTCTCGTTGAGGTTCCCATTGATGAATCAACTATTGATAAACCATTGTTATCTCCCGATACTCTCGGTATTTTTGCGGAGATTAACCGCGAAAGCATGAGTGATGATATCGGCATGATTCATACTCTTGGTTCTCCCGGACAAGCTATCAGCTTTAAGGATTCTGCAAATACTCGAAACAATGTATCCGATGCGGTTGATGAGCTTTATAATGATTCTGGTATTTCAAAAGAGCTGTTCAATGGTTCATCGTCTGCTACAGCTGTGACGTTTTCTGTCGAGAATGATTCTGGCTTTATATATGATGTTTATCGTCAGTTTGAACGTTGGGTGAATCGTTACATCAAGCTTCGCAAATTCAATAAACCTACGTTTAAATTTTATTTTTATCTATTGGACATCACGGTGTTCAATAGAGATACGGTGTCTAAGAGATATAAAGAATCTGCATCTATGGGTGTTGGAATCGATAGATGGCTTGCCTCTCTCGATATAACTCCATCTAGAACCCTTGGTTCTTACGTTATGAGCAAAGATATCTTTGATTTTCATAATAACCTTATCCCACTTCAATCCGCGTACAACGTTTCTTCCGAGATTCAGGAAGTTGATGAGAATAAAGGCGGAAGGCCGTCTGCTGAAGAAACAGGAGAACAGTTGAGCGACGAAGGCGAAAACACACGTGACCAAGATAAGAACGATATGTAGGTGTTCGATATGGATGACAAAAAGAAATTCAAAGTGAAAGATTTATCTATCGCTACCTATCTGAAGAATAACGGTTCTAAATTTATTGGTATCCATAATAGTGAATATATTTTTGAGTTCGACGATACGATTGATAGAAATCTTGATGCTTATTTTGAATTATACGAGAAATCTATGTTTTGAATTATATGAAGGAGTAAGTATATGAAACCATTATATTGTTGCAAAGGAAAGCGACAAGCAAATTATTTTCTTGAGCATGGATGCACATTAATCAGGATTGATTGTGACCAAAAGTCTTCTGGGTTTTTGGTTTTTATTTTTGAACACAATCAAAAACTAAATGATGCGCTTAAAACATGGAAGGAAGATAAAAAAACATATTTGTTTTAATGGTTATGTTGTGAAGGAGTTGTTATGTATAATAAAGAAACCGGTATGTATGAGGGATATATCTATCAAATTTATAATCCATTTAATATGAAAAGTTATATTGGGCAAACAACAAGGACGATACAAGGAAGATTTTCGGCACATAAGTCAGCATCAAAAAATGGTATTGAAGATTCATATTTTTTATATACTGATGCCAGAAATTTTGGATGGGATATTTTTGATGTATATGAGGTTGAAAAAATAGAATGCGATACAATTGACGGATTAAGAGGATTATTAAATACAAAAGAAATTTATTATATTGATAATTATAATTCTTTGTATCCAAATGGGTATAATATTAGTCCCGGTGGAAATGCTAGGAATATCCATTGTTATGTAAAAGTATATCAATTTGACCTTAATAAAATATTGATTGCCGAATATTTATCTATGGTGGAAGCGTCTATAAAAACTGGAATTTTAATTACTAAAATATCTGATTGTTGTAACGGTCGCACTGTGACGGCTGGTGATTTTTATTGGAGCAAATATCCTTATTTGCCTGATAATATTGAACAATATAGACATAAAAAGAGAGTTGTTCAATATACACTTGATGGAAAACTTGTTGGTGTATTTGACTCAACAATACAAGCAGGATATTCGTTTACATCTGATGATAAAAAAGCACAATCAATTAGTGCTAATATATCAAGATGTGCTAATGGTAATGCCAAGACTGCTCATAAATATATGTGGAAGAAATTTGAAGATGTTGTTGATAGTGATGGCAATGTATTAGAAAAACTTCCAAAATCGGATATTGTAGATAGTATATTTCAATGCAGGCCAGTGTCTCAGTATGATAAGAATGGAAAATATATTTGTACTTTCCCATCTATAATAGAAGCATCTATTGCGACGCAAATTAATCGTTCATGTATTTCTGCTTGTTTGGCAGGAAGGCAAAAGACTGCCGGTGGTTATATTTGGAAAGATGCATTGGAGGAGTGATTGTATGAATCAAAACATATATTCTCTCCCTGTTACATTCTCTGTCGAAAATGAGATTTCTGATGGTGATAATAGATTTATCGAAGTGTTTATTGATGTGCTTCATTTAGGTAGAAATCTTAATGGTAGCGTGTTTTCTCAAGATGTTGTTGATGCAAACATTGACACTATTAAGAACACGCCTATTCTTGGCTTTGTTCAAGTAAAGTCGGATGGAGAAAAAGACTTTAAGGGACATGAATATACTATTAAACGCACTGTGAATGGAGTTGAACAGGTCTACTCTGGCTCTGCTTACGGTGTTGTGCCAGAAAGTTATGATGCTCAATGGGTTGACAAAATGTGCGATGATGGTGAGATGCGCACTTTTTTGCGAGTTAAGGGATTGCTGTGGACGAAGTTTAGCGATTCTACTGAAATCGTAATGCGAGATATTATCAAACAACATAGTATGGAATTATATCCAAACAGTATTGAGGGTCACGAAGATGATAATGGCGATTTTGTGTTTGATAAATTTTCTTTTGATGGATGTTGTATTTTGTCAGATGATGTTCAGCCCGCTATGGTTAACTCGTGTGTAGAGGTTAATTATTCTGTAAGTG